CATTCTCAATATAATGCAATTCCACATTGGAAAACATTAGGTGAATCAGCTGGTAAGATTGCAATTAAACCAGATGATGATGCTTATTTTGTTTGGGCTAATTGGTTAAAAGAAAACCATAGAGAAGAGTTTGATAAGGCTCAGAATCAAACAGGACCTAAACAAAATACTATTGCTCGTATCTTTAAACATCTTGGTATTAAAGGTAAAGAGTATGAACATGGATTTCATAGAGGAGTATTTTTTGCAAATATGTATGAAAATGGTTCTGAGTATTTAAGAAAAGAAATTAAAGAAAAAGAATTGGTTATGAAACCAAAATTTGAAAATGATATAGATTACATAATGAATTGGTGGAAACCTAAAGCGATTCGCCGTTATGTTAAACTATATGAAAATAACAGAATTAAACCCGAAGTACTTTTCTATGGTGATATCGTAGGAAAGACTTGGGAAGAAACTAAAAAACAATATATTGGTGAGGTTGGTAGGTAGTGGTAACTTGTGGTAACTTGTGGTAACTTATGAAGTGGAGTAAGTTTAACAATAACGCGAGTTACAGCGAGAAAGTTGTTAATATTATTTTTGATACACATACTTATGCGTGTTACAATAAAGTAACTATTAATTAAGGAGCTAAAAAAGATGGATAGAATAGTTGAAAAAATTATACCTGAAAATATAAATGGTTATGAATATTTTGTTTATTTATGGGAAGTAGTAGAAACTGGTTTAAAGTATTGTGGATATCATAAAGGTATTCCACTTAAAGATGCTTATTATCATACTTCTAAACACAAAAAATTTAACAAACAATTTTCCGATAATAGTTTGACTTTGAAATATGAAGTTTTAGGTTATTATAAATACGAAGATGAAGCAATGAGATTTGAAGGATTAGGAATAAGAAGCCGTAAACAAAAAGGAGAAAAAATGGCTAATATATCAAATAGTAGAAACCCGTTTTGGGATAAGAAAAAAGTAAATGAAATGCATGAACAAATCATTTCTGGTACATTAGGTTTTGAACTTCGCCCTCGAAGTGAAATAGATACACTTGGTTGGTGGCAAACTCGGTCTGAGGGAAACCAAAAACATAAAATAAAAATTAGAAGGCGTATTGATGATGCAGGTGGGGCTCTTGATAAAACCAATCCTTTAGTTATAGCTAGAGGTTCAGATAAAGTTTTAGGATTGGGTGATGAAGTAGGTATAAGTGGAAAACATACAGGCGAGGCTATTGATAGTTCAAAACACGCAACACAATATAAGAGAATTGATATTGATTTATCAGATTGGAATAAAGCAGAAATAAAAAAACTTTCATCATTACTTAATGACGAAGAAATGGTGAAGTTACCTCAAAAAGCAGCTGACTATGTAAAAGAACTTGTTGAGTTATGGGAAGATAGTAAGGTCGAGCCAGATAGTACAGAAGCATATGATTGGCTTGAGGGTTATAAATCATTGTCTATTATAGAACGTACTAATATTATGGAAAAAGCTAAGATAATTGTAGATACTAAAAAGGATGCTTTATCTGTAGGTAAAGAGAAAAAAGAATATCATCAATGGGATAAAGATACAATAAAGATTGTAGAATCATATGAAGCAGACGGCGTTAAAGTTTTACTGATGGGTTCTGGTCGTCATAGTTTTGAAAGGATATTTGAAACTATGTGGGATAAGAAAAATCAAGATTGGTTACAAGGTATACATACAATAAGACTGTTGATTCATCATTCATCGTTATTAAATAAAAAACAATGGGCTATAAATAAAAGACCATATTTGGAACTGGTGAAAGAAAAGTTAAATCTACCTTTTGAAATTGAATATATAGAATTACCCTATTACATATCTGATAAGAAAAAGGGAAAATAAATAAATATTAATTGATGAAAGAAAAAACCATATATTATTTTACAGACGAGAAAAGTAGAGATATTATCGTATTAGATAAAAATAATCCGCCTTTATCGAAAAACGAAATAATTAATGCTGCAGTTAAAAAAACATTGGAGAATATTGAAGTAGATGATTTACAAAGTTCATATAAAAAAATGCATGAAACTGAAGATATAAATTTTCTAACAGGCCATTGTTTTGTTGCGACGGAAGTTTTATGGGAACTGCTTAAAGAACAAAATATAAATGATTATATGCCAAATCATATTCAGCATGAGGAAGTTAGTCATTGGTATTTAAGACATAAAATGAATGGAGATATTATAGATGTAACTGCTGGTCAATTTAAAACTCCTGTACCATATCATAGAAAAGGAAAGGCAAGTGGAATGATGAGAATGCCAGAAATTCCAACTAAGAGAACTATTAAAGTTCTTGATAGAATAAAGAAAAAACTTTAGAATGAAAGAAGTAATTTGAAAGATCAAGAAATACAAATAGGTGATTGGGTTCGTGTATTAATAGTAGGTGTTAATGATTTTAATGAACCGCCCTATATGGTAGAGAGTATTGATGGTGATAATTATACGGTTGTACAAAAAGAAAAAATTTACAAACATAGAATGAAAGTTAAAAAAGAAAAATTAAGAAAATTATAAATAAGAGGTTATAAAATGAAACAGTTAACTCCCGAACAAATCCAAGAGAATTGGAATCAGTTAATACAAATTATAGATAATACATTTGTAGATACTGAAGATAATGAAAGACATACTAAATTACGTGAGATGTATGATTATTTTGAAGATAGAATGATTATTGCACCAGCAAGTGGTAAAGAACATTATCACAATGCTCATGTTGGTGGTTATGTAGAACATGTACTTCACGTTATTGATAGTGCACTTAAAATAACTAATCTTTGGCAAGCGAGTGGTGCTACAATAAACTTTACGACAGAAGAAGTTATCTTTGCAGCTATGCATCACGACTTAGGTAAAGTTGGTGATATGAATAAAGATTATTATGTTCCACAAGATTCAGAGTGGCATCGTAAAAACAAAGGCGAAATTTTTACTCATAATGACGCGTTACAATATATGACAGTTACAGATAGAGCAATATTCTTACTTAATCAGTTTGGTTTAGTAATGAGTGAGAATGAATATATTGGTTTACGACTTACCGATGGGTTATATGAAGAAGCAAATAAATCTTATTATATTTCTTACAATCCAGCTTGGCAATTAAAATCTAATATTGCTTATATTCTACATCAGGCAGATTCAATGGCTACACATATTGAGTATGATGAGTGGAAACGTGGTGAAGAACAAGAAGAAATTCGAGTAGAACAAAATGTAGAAAATATTAAAAAGGCGGTAACAATGGATGAAACTTCTGATCAACTTTCACAAAAATCAAAAGATTTGTTTGATGAATTGTTTGGAGATAAATAATGATTATAGAAATAATACTAGCAATAGAAACCGTAGCGTTTATAGCTGAAGGTTATATAATTTGGAACTTAATGAAAAAAACTGAGTTGCTAGAAACGTGGGTAGAAAATTTTACTCAAAGAATAGAAACAGTTCAAACTGATTTGAAAGTTATTGATGCTAAGGGAGCTTTCGAAGCAGATGATGAAGTAGGTACAATATTTAAACAAATAAAAGAAACTGTAAATAAATTAGATAATTTGATCGGAGAAGAAATTAATGCCAACAACTAAACAACAAACGAAAAAGATGATAGAAGCGATAAAGCAACCTGTTAGAGTTATAAAGAAAAAAAGAAAAAAGAAAAGTAAAATGTATTTTGGTACACCAGTCCAGAATGCTATAATACGGTATAATGCAACACCGAATCCCGCTATAAAAAATAGAATATATAGTGAACATATAGCAAAAGCGTTTGATAAATTAGCAGAAAATTTAATTCATACTTTTAAGTTTTATTATTTTGATTTTCCACTTAACGAAGTAAAACATGAAGTGGTTTCTTTTCTTGTAATGAATATGCATAAATATCAAGCTGATAAAGGAAGAGCATTTTCTTATTTTTCAGTAGTAGGTAAAAATTATTTGATTCTACATAATAATAACAATTATAAGAAAATGAAAACCCACGATGATATCAGTAGGTTGGATTACAAAAGAAAAATATTTGTTGAAAATTCAAAAGATGACGCAGATGAATTTAATAGAGAATTTGTACTTCAAATGTTAGAATATTGGGAAAATAATTTAACTAATATATTTCGTAGGCAAAAAGATATTTTAGTAGCTGATGCAGTATTAGAATTATTTAGACGAAGATTAAACATTGAAAATTTTAATAAAAAAGCTTTGTACATTATGATTAGAGAAATGACAGGTTCTAATACACAACATATTACAAGAGTAATAAATCAAATGAAAAAATATTATTTTAATATGATGACAGAATTTACAGCAGATGGTAATATAGATACTTCAAATACTGGTTCTATTTTTTGAATTGACCGATTCGTCTAGTGGTTAGGACTCCAGGTTTTCATCCTGGCAACAGCAGTTCGATTCTGCTATCGGTTACGGGGCTGTAACTCAGTCTGGGAGAGTGCTTCCCTTGCACGGAAGAAGTCGCTGGTTCGAATCCAGTCAGCTCCACTCGCCAGAGTAGCTCAGTTGGTAGAGCAGGGGTTTTGTAAACCTCAGGTCGTAAGTTCGAATCTTATCTCTGGCTCTGCGAGTGTCGTATAATGGTAATACCTCAGCCTTCCAAGCTGATGCTGTCGGTTCGATTCCGTCCACCCGCTCTAAAAATAAAAAAAGGGAAGTTTTCACTTCCCTTTTTTCGTGTCCAATAGTGTAGGAATACTATTGTACTATTTCGCTCCTACTTACGAAATAAACCTACCAACACCAACAATGCGACAAGCCCAGCGAATCCCGACTCGCCGAAACTGTTTATGATGGATGTCAGGTTACCTATAACATTGACGCCAAAGATACCACTTCCGAATATTACTTCAGAAACAGCTCCTATAGCTACAAAAGATAACATTAAATGAGCTAAGTCATCTAACCACCCTTTGACCGTTGTTATGATTTCCTTCATTGGTTTTCTCCCGTTAGTTAGAAAAAAAGGGTTCTTAGTATGCAACCAAGAAACCCTCAATAATAACTATATATGTAAACAAATAATAAATTCCAATATATATTTATATATTGAAGTTTTTAGGTTGTATTATATTTATTATTGAGTAATAACATTTAAGGTGAATTATGGCTATAGATTATGAAATCTTTGATGGTAAATCACTATCATCATTATTTAAAGATATTTACGAAAATACAGAATTTAATCGCAAACAACTTGAAGTATTGACTAAGGAATTAGTACAATTTATTAAGGATGGTGATACTGCGGTTCAGATAGTTCCAATGATTAAAGAGTATTTGGAAATCAATGTAAAGAACGATGACCAACTTGTTAAGATGGCTGGTATCGTTCAACGACTTATTTCTGCAGAAAGTCGTGGTGGAGCAGAAGATGAGTTTGGATTATCAGATAAAGAAAAACAACAGTTACTTTCAGGTATAGAAGATAGTATAAAAGATATACAATTAGAATCAGATAAAATACATAATAAAATAGAACATACAAAAAAGGCGAATTAATGGCTTGGAAACGCAAGACAGGTGTAGATACAACTACATCACTTCCTACGGGGTTAGCATCGTGGCGTAAAATAAGTTCGTATATAAAACAACTTATAAAAGCTTCTCAATATGAATATCACGAATCAGAAGCATTTGAAGTGAAAGATGTTATTTTGAATGATTCTACTAAACATGGTGTAGTATCAGGTACTTTTTTAAATAATCCTAATCAATCAATTTTTGACGGTGTTGTTTATCCTATAAATCCGAATATAACTAATATACCTTTAATTGGCGAGCAAGTGGCAGTTATAGAATATAATGGAAAACATTTTTATACAGATATTATAAACAGAAAAAATTCACCAAATGAAAATGCAATTCCAGGTGCGAGTGGTACATATAAAAAGAATACTAAGTATGGTGATACATTTGAAAGAAAAGATGTTAAACGAATTCGTGTAAATGAAGGTGATATTGTTTTTGAGGGTAGGTTTGGACAATCAATAAAGTTTGGTTCAGAGAGGGTGATACGAAAAATTAATCGCTTTAATTCTAAAACTGAACAAAAACCTCAAATAAAAATAGTAGCAGGTCATAGAGGTACAACAGAAAATATAGATAAAGATGATTCTTCTATACATTTATTAGGTGCGTTTGGTAATGCTGATAAAGAGGATAAAAAAATACTAATAAAATCAAATGGTATATTTATAACTGGAACAAATAATATTAGATTAAATTCAGAGAAAGTTGAGTTAGGTAGTGGAGCAAACCAGTCTGTTGTTAGAGGTGATGATTTAAAAGCATTACTCGACCAGGTATTTGAAGGACAGGTTTCTAAAAATGAAGAAACAATAACTTTAAAAACCGCGGAAGCTGCAACTAAATTAACTGCTGCTGGTGGAACACCTACAAAAGAAACCATAGATTTAGGTAAAGAAATTGCAGAATTAGTTAAACAAAATATAATACTTAACGATGCAATACAAAATTCAAGATATTTGAGTGATAAAGTAAAAACAGCATAGGAGTTGTTATGACAAAAAAAGACCTTGTAAGAATAATACAAGAAGTAGTTCGTAAAGAAGTACAAAAAGAGGTACAAAAGATATTTATAAAAGAAGAAACTTCTTCTAAATTAAAAGATATTGTACCTGAAGTTTCAGAACCAAAAGAAGAAACATATTTTACTAAAAATAAAACTTTAAATAAAGTTTTAAATGAAACAAAAGGTGGAATACCAACACCAGGTACAGAAGAATATCCTACCTTGGGCGATGGTACATTTGATACAAATCGAATGCAGGAACTTTTAGGTTATGGAAAATCAGAAGAAGTTCAAAGAGATATGGTAGCAGTAGATACTTTACGGAAAGCAGGTAAATCTGTAAATGATGTTCCAGAACATATAACAAATGCTTTAACAAGGGACTATTCTGATTTGATGAAAGCGATAGATAAAAAAGGATAATAAATGCCAAATGCTCTAGAAACAGATTTAAACCCTAATACATATGTTGGACTTTCATTTCCTTTGCGGAGAGATAAGTTTAATGATTTTGCAATGACAAAAAATTCATTGGAACAAGCTAAACATAATTTGAAAAATTTATTATTAACTTCTCCAGGTGAAAGAGCAATGCAACCTGAATTTGGAAGTAATATGAGAGCAATATGTTTTGAACAAGTAGATAAAAATTTACCAGTAACAATTGAAAAAGAAGTTAGAAACGCAGTTGAAATTTGGTTGCCGTATATTAATATACAAGAAGTTAATACATTAACTGAAGAACAGGATCAAAATAAAATTCATGTGGAAATAAAATTTTCTACTACATTGAGTCCACAATCAAAAGAAGCGATAACAATAAATGCAACTACAGGAACTGGTGGTTCGTCAACAATTGGAACTCAACAGGATGTTCAATTTTAATATTGGGTAATTGGAGTAATTAAATGCCACGTACAAGTGTAAAAAAGAATATGGTAAAATCAGTTAATTATCTTAACAAAGATTTTAATGATTTTAGAAATAATCTTATAGAATTTGCTAAAGTATATTTTCCAAATACATACAATGATTTTAATGAAGCATCACCTGGAATGATGTTTATTGAAATGGCTGCATATGTCGGTGATGTACTTTCTTATTATATTGATTCTTCATTTAGAGAATCTTTATTAGCATATGCTGAAGAGAAAAGAAATATTTATAATATAGCACAATCATTTGGTTATAAACCAAAGGTTACTTCACCAGCGTCAACAGTATTAGATGTATTTCAAACAGTTCCAGCATTAAATCAAGAACCTGATTTCAGATATGCACTTACTGTAAAAGCTGGTTCACAAGCTAAATCTTCAGCTACAGGTACTACTTTTAGAACATTAGAAGATTGTAATTTTAAATTTTCAAGTTCATATGACCCAAGAATAGTTACTGTTTTTGAAACGGATAGTGGAGCACCAACAAAATTTTTAATGAAGAAAAAAGTAAAAGCTGAAAGTGGTACTATAGTATCTGAAGCGTTTACATTTGGAACAGCTACAAAATATTCACAAGTTAAGTTAGCGAATAATGATGTTATAGAAATAATTTCAGTAACCGATAGTGTTGATAATACTTGGTATGAAGTTGATTCTCTTGCTAGAGATACAATTTTTGAGGATATGGAAAATAATTCTACTAATGATCCTACATCTGTAATTAATAGAGATACAGCACCATATATTTTAAAATTAAGAAAAACTTCTCGTAGGTTTACAACATATATAGATGAAAATGATAACACAATTTTAAGATTTGGAGCTGGTATATCAGATAATCCAGATGAAGAAATAATACCAAACCCAGATATGGTTGGGTCTAGTTTACCAGGAAGTCCTACTTATCTTACAACTGCATTTGATCCGTCAAATTTTTTAAAAACAAAAGCTTTTGGATTAGCACCATCAAATACAACACTTACAGTAAAATACGCTCATGGTGGTGGTATAGATGATAATGTTAATGCTGATGATATTACAGAATTATCAAGTGTTAGTTATGAAATTCAAGATGATTTATTAACAACTTCTTTAGTAAATGATGCAAAAGGTTCAGTAGCAGTAACAAATCCAAAACCAGCTACAGGTGGTTCTGCTGGACAATCTATTAGAGAAGTTCGTGAAAGTGCATTAGGACATTTTCAAGCTCAACAAAGAGCGGTTACAAAAGAGGATTATATAGTAAGGGCTTATTCACTTCCAGCTAAATATGGAAATGTTGCGAAAGTTCATATGGTACAAGATGACCAATTAAATAAATCAGCTCAAACAGATGATTTAGAAAGAAAAGTAACACAAGAAGATGTTGATAACGAAAGAACTTTAAAATCATTTCAAGTAGGAAGAATACCAAATCCATTAGCTATGGATATGTATACACTTGGATTTGATACTAGAAAAAAATTATCTAGGTTAAACCAAACGGTTAAAGAAAATATAAAAACATATCTATCACAATATAGATTGGTTACTGATGCTGTTAATATTAAAGATGCCTATGTTATTAATATAGGAGTAAATTTTGCGATATTAACTAAAGTTGGATTTAATAAAAATGATGTACTTCTTAGGTGTGTAGCAGCAGTTCAAGACTTCTTTGATATAGATAGATGGCAAATAGGTCAACCTATTGTACTATCAGATATAGCATATGAAATATCATTAGTAGATGGTGTATCTTCGGTAGTTGCACCAAAAGAAAATAATCCTTTAGGTTTAACAGTTGTTGTTGAAAACAAATATAAAATAGAGGATGGTTATTCTGGTAATTTTTATGATATAGAAAGTGGGGTTATTGAAGGAGTTTTATATCCTGCTTTAGACCCAAGTATTTTTGAAGTTAAATTTCCTGGCTCTGATATTAAAGGTAGAGTTGTCGGTGATAATTTAGGAGTAATGGAGTAAGACAATGCATTATTTTACATTCGCAGATAAAGATACAACAGTTTATCAACAAAGTAGTAGTTTGAATGCTGGACAAGATGAAGTATTAGAAATAAGAAAAGATGTAAGTCAAACAGGAACTTCAATAAATGTTTCTCGAATATTGATACATTTTCCATTAGAATTTATATCATCTTCTATTGTCAATGGTGTAATACCAAAACCTTCAAATGGTCACACTGCTTCGAGTTCATTTTATTTAAATCTTTTTGACGCAAACCCATCTACGTTAGTTGCTTCTCAAAGTATATATGCGTATCCAGTAAGTCAAAGTTGGAAATTAGGGGGAGGCCGTTCTTATGATAATCCTATAACTACCGAAGGATCAAGTTGGACTTATAGAAAGGGATATCTTGATGGCACATTATGGGATTCTGCGGTTAGTAAATCAGGAGCAACTTGGTATAGTGGTAGTGGTACAACAGCTGTTTCAGGTGGTAACTTAACAACTGGAACTGGACTTGAAGCATCTTATTCATTTGCTTCAACAAAAACTGAAGATCTTAGAATGAATGTAACTGATATAGTTCGATGGTGGTTAGAAGGTAGTGCATCAAATGAGGGATTTTTAGTTAAACGAAGTGGTAGTATTCTTGATAAAAGTGCAGGAACTATAAATACAACTACTGATGAAGGTAGTTCTGGATCACTTGGTAACTTTTCATTTTTCTCAACCGATACTCATACAAAATATCCGCCTACATTAGAAACAGTTTGGGATGATTCAATTGGAAAATGGGCTTGTGGTAGTCTAAGTCCTATTACTGGTTCTGATTTAGAGGATATGAGAATTTATATGAGAGGATTACGGCCAGAATATACAGAAAAATCTAAAGCAAGATTTAGAGTTATTGGTCGTGGAAGATTTCCAGCTAAAACATATGCTACAACACCTTCTACCTTAGAGGTAAAATATTTACCAAGTGGTTCATCTTATTATTCAATTGTAGATGCTGAAACTGATGAAGTGGTAGTACCATATGGAAGTGGTTCTAAATTGAGTTGTGATTCAACAAGTAATTATTTTAATGTTTGGTTAGATGGTTATCAACCAGAAAGATATTATAAAATTGAATATAGAGTTCGAAGTGGTAGTGGAACTGTTGATGAGATTGACCAATATTTTGATGAGGGATTTACATTTAAAATAAATAAACAAGAGTAGTTTAGAAATGCCTTATACAAAAACAGAATTAGAAAGCGGAAATGTCGAGTTTTATGATAAATTTGTAAATAAACTTAGAAGAACATATTTGAATAAATTAGCTGGGCACGCTACCAGTAGTTTCAGAGATAAGTTTAATGTTTTATATTCATATGAAGATATTAATACAGGCGATGGTATAGAAGATGTTAATATTGATATACCAACTTCACTTTATAATGGTCTAATGACCAAAGAACAACAAAAAAAACAATCAGTAACTTCTGAAAATGAAGTTCCATTATACACTCAGGAAATATTACTTGATAAAGTAATTGATAGAGAATTTTCTGAATTAAAAGAAGTTAAATTTGCAGATGAATTACCAAAGGGTATTGTAAATGGTGATTTATTATCCACAACTGATCCAAATGACTCGAGAAAGTGGTTAGTAGAAAATAATCAAAGAAGGCGATTTGCCGATTTAAGTTCTTTATTTGCTGGAGAGTTTAATTTTGCTAAATTTAAAATTTTTGATTTTAAAATAATTAAAAGAATCCCAGAGGGAGAGTTAGTAGATTAGTATTATGAAAAATAAATTAACAGAAAAAGATTTAGAATTATTACAAGTTAAAGGTAAAAAAGAAATAGATCCTACTAATCCTGAATTTGCTTATTTATTTCCACGATTTGATGCTAGTGTTGAGGGTAATGAAAGAGATTATGTAGAAGCTCATATTTTTGATACTAATGAAAATTTTTTAGAAAGTGCTGTAGTAAATAGAGAATATATAGATAAAGATATAAATAATTTTATAAAAATAAAAACAGGAACCTTTCTCAGAAAAATAGGTTATGACAGAGGTAGGTATGTAGTAAAATATAACTTTTTTAGAAAAATGGCTGGAGATCATAAACCTATTTTAGTTGATGTAGGTGGAAATATATTTAATGAACTTATTGATTCAGGGCCAGATGGTAATGTTACAATACAATCAGATGGTAGGATTTTTACAACGGGGGATAATAAAAAAGAATTATTTTTAAGAGAAAATAAGTATTTTATACATGAAATATCAGAATCAAGAAAAGAAGTTCGATTAGCAAATCAACAAATAAAAAGTGATAAATATCTTAGAGATTTTTTTAATTTACAAAAAGAGAAGAAAAGAATTGGGTCAGTTGGAGAGATAGATAGTCATTTAGTATTTGAAGCACCTGTAGGGACTCCAGATGCAACGAAGGCAGATAGTAACACTTTAGTATTAGCTAATCCTAATGGTAATGAATTCCCAAAACATTTAGTTGGTGGAATATTTGAAGTTAGTAATGCATTTATCACATCTTTTGAACCAGCTAAAGTACAATTAGATGATCCTGGTTTTGGTGGAGGCCCTGACACAGAAGTTCACCCAGAAGATCCTGATGTTTTCGTTCCTAGTTTTTTATTAAATACAGATGATACTGAAGATGGTGCTATTAAAAATGTTGCAAATAGGAAATTTGTACAACATAAAAATTTAATAAAAGCTGGTATGATGAAAAATAACAAAGGAGAAACAATTCAGATACCAGGTACTGATGAGTTAATAGAAATAAGTAAAACTCAATTAGGAGATGGTAAGGATGTTAGAGATTTTCTTGCAGATACTTTTGGTAAATATTCTTTAAAGGCTCTTAAAAATTATAAAATTACATTGAGTAGTAATTCAATTCTTAGAGATGTAGGTAGAAAATATCGGTGGCTTATACAAGGAGTTGAGAGAACAAGAGACCATGAAACTACATTAGGAGTAAAACATTCATATCATTGGGATTGGACTCGTCTTTCTAAAAGTCAAGTTCTTATAGAAAATCCTAATGGTGGTACTGTAAACGGTTTAGAATTTACAGGTACTCAAGATCAAGCTAAAGACATTACTTTTACAATATTGGCTAAAGGGTGTTATTTAGATATATTATTAGAGATTGAACTTGAAGCTGGAGAACGATTTACTGAAAAAATATTTCTTCCAAGAGCAATAACAACACAAGCATACCATCCTTCAGATTAGGTGAGATATTATGGCTAAAGCATTTACAGAACTACCTCAATTTTTTGCTGAAACTGCTCAAGAAGTAGAATTTGATTCGATTATAATAGAAGAAGGATTAGATGAACTTGAAGGGAAAAATGTAGGGTTTGTTACTGTACCAATTGTATTAAATACTTCTGATAGTTTTCTTAGTAATTTACCGTCTGCTGGGTCATTTGGATTAGGTAGAACTTATAGGTGGGATTTATATAATACTGATGCTGATAATCAATCTATTTTAACTAAAGATATTAATTATTCAAGTTTATTTGCTTTACCAGGAAGTGAAAATGATACTTCTTTTGTAATTAATGCTGGATTAGATCTAGAGAGATTTCGAACTGATATGGGAGAACCTGTAGATGAACCAGGTACTTATATTGCTACAATGACAGTTACAGATCCTGCATCTAGTTTTATGGGGATGACAACTCCTGAACAAAAATATATATTTTCCTTTGAGTTTCAACTGTTACCAGATGCTGGAGAAGATGTTGATGAGGGAATGGAAATTCCAAAGTATGCTCCTTATGTTGCTCAGATATTAAATGTAGATGGGGCTAAACTTACATTAAATCAAACACTTAATGACTTTAAAAATAGAACTCGTCAAAAAGTTACAGTACTAACACCTGATAATCCAATAACAAAATGGTCAATAAAATTTAAAAATCAGGAAAAAAGGGATTTATCCACTTATTTGCATTTTGGCGATGACAATCTTCAGTTAGCAACAAATTTTACAACAGATACAGAAACATTTCCAGATTCACCGTTTTCAGTTTTATATAAATTATATGAACCTTTACCAGATGATGTAGAAGAAAAAGATATGGTTCATGTTGTTCGTGAAATGTTACCAGAATTAACTGAAACAATTGAATTAGTACCATATGCTCAAGAAGATGAAGATGTATTAGTATTAAGAATTCCAGATTCTGCTGGAGTGGATTCCCCAGTAACAATGAGGTCAACTGCATTTCAAAGTTATGACGATTTAGTAACTTCAGATGCTCGTCTTAAAAAAGAAATAGAAGATAAATTTTTAAGTGGTAGTGAAAAACCAATTAATTTAAATCTTGATTATTCTAATTATGAAAATTATGTTAACTTTTCTTCCGCTGAAAAAAGATTAGATAATTTTAAATATAAAGTTAAATTGATAGATGACTATAAAGCAGAAAGTTCTTCTTTAGTAGGAGTTAATTATGCTGGATCTGATTTAAGAGAACTTGATAAAAAAATAAGAAATATTAAAGCTAATTTTGATGGTTATGAAGATTATTTGTATAATGTAAGTTCTTCTTATATAACAAGTTCTTTAGGAGAATTCCCAACAGCATCTTGGCCTAAAACAGGAAGTGGTACTTTCGCAATTCCTTTTGAACCAGTAAGTAGATCTAATGCTGATTTTATTACTTGGTATGGTTCAATAGCTTCTAAGAGAGGACAAATATATTCTGCTTCATATTATGACCAAAACAATCCAAATCGGTTAATAAATTTATTACCAGAGCATATTAAAGATGATGCAGAAAATAGCCAATTTTTATATTTTA